GCTCATCGGCCCAGAGTTACTATCAGTCGCTTCCACGGTGCTGATCTCCAGTATATTTTACTGTTTTTTGTCGTACATTGCTTCTGCGTTGAACACCGACTCAATGTACCTGTCAATCGCGCTCAATCCCTTCACAACATGATGGGCCTGCTCGATTTCTTGTATGGTAGCAGAACTGTTTAAAAATACAGCAGTCTGCGTTTCTAATACCTCTTCCATCATTTCTTTGAATGTATCGTCATTGACGATTCTTCTCAGTTGATGCGCCCGCTCTTTTTCGTTCATTAGAACCTCGATTGTGGTATTGCTTCAGTCGGTACTAAGTCAGCGTAGCGTGGCTCTGCCTGCATCATTTTGATGCGCTCCACGTCCACCGCTGTGCCGTACTTGCCGATCACCTCGGCCGCCTTGATCAGCAGGTCCTGATCCATCTTGTCACGCTCACGGTCATCAGCCGCCAGTGCCTTCTGTGCGTCCAACTGAGCCTTCAACTGATCGGACTGCATCTTCGATTGGGCCTTGATCTGCTCTGCCTGAACCTGAGCCATTGCCAGTGATGCGTTTGGATCTTGCTGTTGCTGTTGGGACGCCATCTGCTGTGCCTGCATGAGCAACTGCTGTTCACGCTGTTGGTCCATTGGCTGATAGTAGCGGTCCGCGTTCTTCATTCCGCCAATTGCCAAGATATCTGCCAGTGTGTTGCGGATGTTTGTCATCCCGACCAGACCGTTTGTTGGGCCGTATGTTTGCCAGATGCTCATCTGTGTCTGTAGTGTAGATTGCAGTACAGCGATCTTCTCTTCTTCCTTGCCCGTGCCGAGACCAACATTCACCGTGAGTCCCATATTGGTACTCCATGAGCGTGGATCGATTGGCGCGAACTTGTCGCCCGCGATACGCATCATCTGCCCTTCTGGGCTGTTCTCTACCAACGCCTTGAGCATCAGCTTGAATAGGCGAGTCATGCCGCCCTCAGCAAAGTTGCGAGCGATCACCTCGATCTGCCCTGCCGCGGCATTTACTGTCAGCTTGGCCGCAGTCGCTGTACTGTTCTGTAGCGCGTCTGGATCGAGGCCCATTGATGCGCGAGAGACTCCAGTCTTCTGCTCAATCACTGAGTCATAATACTGGAGCGCCCCCAGGGTCTGGCCTGCAACAAATGGCACTGCCAACTCACCAACGGCTCCCGGTTGCTTCATGCGAACCACGCCGCCGATCTCGTTGTTCAGCAAGTCGTCGATATTCACCTGACCCTCAACCATCGTTGTGCGAGGATTGTTGGTCATTGCAATGTTATCGAGAATGCCGCGGAGGATTGAAGTCGATGCGTCCTGATCTTCGATGATCAGGTCTGCGACAGACCGGCCAAAGAATGCATGTGGCTCTGGGTCACACTCAAAGATTGCAAACGGGACCTCGTTGACGGGCTGATAGTCGAGTAGCTTGTACTCGCCGCCGCCCATCAAGATGCGATGCATCTGGGCAATGCCAGTCCCATCAATGTCCATTTTCATGTAGCACTCTGTGACAGCGACCAAGCGCATAGAGGGATCTAGGATGTCCTCTTCTTCAACTTGATCGTAGCCACGCCTTTCGAAATCTTCTGCCTCTGCCATCGTGTCGTAATCACGAATGCCAGATAGTTTTGACACTTCATCGTACTCGTACCCCATCGCCACAAGATCGGATACCCGCATCTCGGTGCGATGACCTACGCAGTAGGCATCCTCAATTGACCGGGCAGACCGTGACACAAAGAACTCTTCTGGCGGCACTGATTCAACGCACAGTTTTCCGCCCTTCTTGTAATGAGCCACGCGCAACGAATACTCGGGGGTCTGAACCTCCATGCCGAACTCATCCACCGATACAGCCATTTCCATTGACTGCTCCAATACTTCCACATCCTGATCCTGAACGATCAGCATCATCTCTGCCTCTGTCAGGTTGGTCAGGCTGTAGTTCTCGGATTCTGTGTAATCATCCCAGTAGACCTTCACAACGCCTGCCTTCTTCAGCAGTGCGTCATGGAATGCGTCCGAGATGATTCTGTAGCCGTTCTTTTCGGTGAACTGGTTGTGGATGAACTGAGTGGCAGTTTCTGCCTGCTGTACTTCCTGTGGTCCACGCGGAATGAATTGAACGTACTTGTCATTGGACAGGAAAACGCGCATAAGCGATGGTTTGATGTTCCGAATAGTATCCCTAACCTTCGTCGCTACAATCGCGCTACGGCCTTCCTCGTGGCCCAGATCGACTTTGCCCTCAAAATATCTCTGCGCTCGGATACGGTCCTCCGAGATTTCTGACTCGATAAAGTCAATTGCGTCTGTTACAGCGTCACGGGCAATATTCTGGATATCGTCTTCATCCATCGGCTCGGGACTGTTGTTGTCATCCTCGACTACGTCCTCAATTTCTTCAACTTGGTCTTCGAGGTTTTCGACGATCTGTTCGACCATATCGAGTTCGTTCATGCTATTTCCTTATGGGCTGATGCCAAATGAGCCAAGGATTGGATTCCTGAGTTCAACTGATTCTTGAGCGCCTTGGAACCGAATACCTTTCTCAATTGCGTTGCCGATTGATGGTGCAATCTTCTTGATTGGAGCAATGATATCACCCATTGCGACTTTATCCTCAAGAACTCTGCGTACAAGGTCAGGGTCTTCACTCATCAAGATTTCCGTGATTTTCTCATAATCTTTTGGCGTGAGAATCTCGCTTGAGTCCATGCTTCTTGCAATCTTTTGTCCAACAATGGCTGTGATCGCAAGTGGGTTTGCGCTGTATGCCATGAGCAGATCACTCATATTCACGCCAGATCCAAAGGCTTTTGATGCCGCCTGCTCTGGTGCTGTCATTGAGTTGAAAATAATCCGCTGTACCGCCTCTGCTGACTCACCTGCCGTAGCAAGTTCTGTCTGTGGGCTAGTAACCCTTGCGGCATCTCCCGCCTGTCGTATTTGCGGCATTTCGTATGCGTCACCCATAACAGCTTTCAGGATTGCTCCTTCCTGCCGATCTGGATCAGCCGCTCGTCCTGCTACGCTCTGGCTTCTACGCATCTTGTTGCGGAACGCCGCCAAAACGCCTGCTTGATATGCTTTCGCCGCTTCAGGATTTGCTCTCGACAATTGGTCAAATTCAAATTGAACCTCATCAGCGTCCTTTCCAAATGCCTTACGGCCATCTGCAAATGCATCTTTTGCTGAACGTCTACTTGCCGCTACGGCGCGAGTCTCGGCCAAGTCTGGGTATGCTGAATCCAACTTGTTCTTCAGCGACTTTGCGTCTACTTTGTAGGAGCCTGCGCGAGTGCCTTTGCCAGTCTGGTACAGCGCACCTGCTTCATCTCTTAATAGTCGATATGCAATCTCTGCATCTTCAAGAGATGGCATCCTTGCCAGTTCCCCTGTGTCACCTTTGAATAATGGCACAAGGCTTCCAGATTCTCGGTAATACTGATTTAGCTCAGACTGAATATTTGGATACTTTTTCAAGATTTCTCTGAGGTCAGTAGCCAGTTCTGGGGCGAGCTCTCGATTCGCGCCAAATACCGCTTTGTATCCTGATCTCTCAAGAGCCTCCAAGGCTTCGTCTTCGGCATTAATTGCTTGGAATACATTCCGGCTTGATGCGCCTGTAACTCCCAATTCTTTTTCCACGGCCTGACTTGCAACATCTGCTGTCCGGCCACGGCGCTCCATCAATCCTTCAGTGATCGTTCCTGCGCTTGTCCCTGCGCGATCACCTTTCGATCTGATCGCTCGCACTGCCGCCGCTAGTGTACGGTTCTCGGCCATGATCTTGCCGTCAGCAATGTCCTGAACAATTTCATCGACTGTCTTTCCAGTGCCTTCCGCTAAACGCTGAATCTCAGCAAAAGCGGCCTGACTTGGACGCTCTCCGACATTTGACCTGATCCAGTCAAATACATCTGAACCTATACTGCCTATGCGCTCTGTTCCAACGCGAGCAATTGGCGCGAGTACCGCTGAAGTGGTTCCACCGATCAAAGCATCCTGAGCCATTCCACCAAGTGATTCTTCTTCAGATATGCCAACGCCAGTTAAAGCGCCCATACCTGCTTCACGGGTAGCCAATCGACCAAGGCTTGTAGCCGTTCTTGATGCCTGAGCCGCGGCCGCAGGCTGTGCGCCCGGGATCAGGAATGCCGCCGCTGTAGGGGCAATTGACCCAAGCACTTCCATAGTGAGTGCTTCACCCGGATTGGCATCTTGGTATGACTTGATCTTCTGACGTATCTCGTCACGCACTTCGTTGTAGTCTCGGCCAGTAAATGCACTGCGAGCAACCGCTTCGAGCTCGTCACCAAACCCAAACGATAATCCCTGTGCGAATGTTCTGAGCTTTTGCGACTCTACCGGAGCCTGAACTACAGATCCGCCGGGAACAGCGCCGCCTGCACCGGCCTGCTGTTGTGCTTCAATTTCAGCAAGTATTGCTCTTTGCGCTTCGTTCATTGCTGATCACCTGCTTCGTAAAACCGCTTCTTTTGATCTAGCGTCATGGCGTACCACGTTGCCTGTGGAACACCATCAGGCTTCTTCAAAAACTTTTCGTTTGCCTTCGCTTCTTCTTCCATCATTTGGTTGTATTCATCGAACCGCATTGACGATAACTGAGCCGCTTTCTTACGCATCTCAAGGTAAAGTTTCTGAGTGGCTTCCATCTTTTCAATGATCTGCTGTTTTAGCTCAACAGGATCAAGACTCAAATTCATGTTGGTACTCAAAGCCAACTCCAGTTCTTTCTCGCTCAACGCGCCAAATGTTGCAGAGTTAATTGTTTGGATACCAAGTTGCTGTGCGATCGATCTGAGGGCCGCTGTCTGCTTTGTGAACGCAGGCAACATATTTCTGACAAAACCACTCTCAGCGCCATTATTAAGTTGCACCAATGCTTGTTGATACAGACCCAACTGCTCTTCAATTCCATCAGCCTTTCTTGAAATTTCATCAGACCGTTTCGATGACAGATCCCACTGAGTTTTGGCGCGCTCCAGTTCCAGTGGATCGGTTCTCTCAGTCCCGATGTATTCGATCTTAGGAACGCCATTCTCGCTGACGACAACATATGCTTTATTTTCCGCGTCATACTGTACGCCAGAAACGTTTGGAGACTTGCCCGGTGCAAATTCTTTCTGCGTGATTTGCTTGAAGATCTCAACAGCGGCTTTTGGATTCTGTAGCGCAACCTCGACATACTGCTCATAACCATTCGCCTTGAGCCAGTTGACGACTGCTGTCTGCGTCTTTGTAGTGGCCTTGTTTTCTTGCAGTGTTTTCATCTCACTGCCAAGTGCCGCCGCCAGACCTTGATCTGGAGTCAGTCGCATTGAGTTGAACGCAAGAGCTAGTCGAACCATGTTCTCGCGGTTGCCAAAGTATCCTTTTGCGCGCTCTATCAGTGACTCATCACCAGTATTAAGAACATCACTTGCGACCTTGGCATCACGCATCATCTTTTCGCGATCCATGCCGGGGCGCATTACGCCTTCACCAGTTGGCATTGATGGAGTTCTTTGTTGCATCATCTGTGGCGTAGCCCGTACACCCTGACCAGATTGCATCATTGGCTGTTGATTTAGTGCAGGATTTGTTTGCACTGTTGCAACCTGTGGAGGCGCAGGCATTTGAGCCGTTGGCGTAGGACGCAACACAGTGTTTAAACCGGGTACAGTCGGAGCCAGTTGCATGTTTGGCATACTCTTGTCTTTGAACGCCTCGATGGCCATGTCCAAAAGGCCAGTGCCACGATTACCTAATACAGCCACAGTTGACTCCTACTGTCCTCGGCTTTGCAAAGCCTTCAAGATTTCTTCCATTGATGGCGCTCGGCCAATCCCACCTTCTTGATACGGCATTGTACCGTAATTCACAGGTGCATAAGGGTTGGGAGCCTGCCCCATAGGAGCGGGCGAGCTCATAACCTGTGGGGACAGGACTCCCGGTTTGATTTCAGGCATTTGAGACAATCCCGCACTTGCTTTCGCAATATTGCCCATGCGGTCATTGAATGCCTTTTCGTCCATGACGGTGTACTCGGAAGCATCACCCTCATCGACCATTGTCTTTGTGTCGCCAAAGAAGTTGGCTAGGCCCTCGCGGCCTGATTGAACTTGTTGCGAGATATTCTGACCAATGCGATTGATTGAATCAGCCTGATCAAGCATCTGTAGCATCGATAAAATATCCATTATGCGTATCCCGACCTATCATCCATTCCGACTGAGCTTTCACGCCCACCAAAGTTACTTGTTCCGCGACCTGCTGATGGACCATCATTATCTCTACCGCCGCCAGTTTCCCAACCGCCTGAAGCAACTTGAGTTCCGCCCATAACATCAAATACTGGGATGCCTCTGTTGGTCACAACATTGAACGCCGCACTTGGCACATAATCTCGACCCAGTGCCGCATTGAGAGCCCTGTCGATCAAACTTGGCGCTTGGAAGCGTGGATCATATCCATAGCCACCAAAGATCTGCCCAAGTGACGAATAACGGTTTCTGCCTGCCGCAGTGTATGGGTTGCCTTGCACAAGACCGGGGTTCTCTTCTTCCATCTTGGCAATCTGCATATCATTCAGCGCCTTGATACCCATCCCCAGTCCGGGAGGTAACCCAAGACCAATCACATCCATCGCCTTCTGCGACTTTACAAGGCCCTCATACTTTTCCTGCTCAGGGCTTTTGCCCTTATTGACATCTTGCATTGCCTGCAATTTGTCGAGGAACGATGCCATTATTTAGCGCCTGCAAGCTCTGGATGTGAGTAGTCAACCATCAGGTAACCGTCAGCATGCTTCAACACGGCTTCAGGAATAATCTTCTGAATGCGTTGAGCCATGACTCCGCGGGTCTCGCCAGTGATACCGAGGTCTTTTGCCTTCTGGTTCCACTTCCATGTGAATAGCTCGATGCCGTTCTTCAGCTTGCCGATCAGTTTGATATCTGTCTTGAGAGTTTCATCTGATGCCGATGCCGCCAGTGTGAGGTAGTCAAACAAGCCCGGTTGCTTGGTCTGTGTAGTCGTTGTCGGCACTGTTGTAGCACCCAACGCCTGAGACACATAACCCAGTCCTTGGACTGGAGCGCCAGTGTAGCCTGCGTACTGAGCCTTGGCCGCGTCAATGAGCGCCTGCTCCATTGCCTGCTGTTGCTGACCCTGCGCCGCCATCTGGCCTTGAATAGCTGTACCGTAGCCGAATGACTGCTGACCGAGTCCTGCAAGTTGCTGTGCGCCTGCCAGGCCGAGGTTTGCCTGTGACAAACGGTTCTGAATATCGGACTGCGCCATTTGTTGGGCAGACTGGAAGCCCGCCTGACGCTGTGCCGCAGAGGTCTGTGCCAACTGCTGTGCCACGCCAGAACCAAGTTCGCCAAGTGCTACACCGTGGCGTGAGCCACCGAATGCGCCTGCGCGGCCTGCTTGGTAATCAAGTGCATTGATCCCTTGTGTAGCGCCACGCAGAATGTCGGCCTGAGTAGCGTCAATGACCTGTTGCGTGTAAGGGTTTTGGTACTGACCGATATCAGAACTTGCAATGGTTCCAATATCTGTCATGCCTGCACCAACTGTTCCCGCCAATGCTCCCTGCTGTGCAAGTGAAGCCTGCTCCATTGGGTTTACTGGCAAGCCACCAATCCCAGTTGTTTGCATCGGAGCTTGGCCGCCGACCGCACCACCTTGCATATTCATAACAGGGGATTGCATTGTTGCAGACATTGCGCGTGGAATCGCAAAGCCAAATTGAGGGCCAGTCATGCTTGATGGTAATTGTGACTGTGGGGTCTGTGGTCCCGCGGTTACACCGCCAGTTGCCGCGCCTGCCATGATTAAGCCTTCCCGAACAGTGAGTTGTAGATTTGAGCCTGCGTGGGGTTAGCCGCCGCGCCTGCCTGAACTGCTTGCTCGTACATTGGCGCTGATGAGTAACCAGATACGCCTCCTATTGTCTGAGCCTGTGGCATTCCTGAGAACGCTGTCATGTTCTCATAGCCCTGTGGCATCATTCCAAACGCCTGTGCAGTGCCGATGTTCATCTGGGCCGCCGCACGTTGTGTTTCGTTTGGAGCCGCTACATCAAGACCGTAAAATGGTTGATACCCGATCTGTTGAACGTCTTCAGCCCGAGCAATGTTTCGGATTGATGGATTTTTTACCCAATCTGGGATTTGTGTTGCCGCTGTCGAGCTTCCGCCCTTTCCACCACCACTCATGTTATCTCCTTTGCGAGAGTCACAAACTGTTCTTTGTACCCGTGGTCAGCCAACACTCTTGACCAACCTTTTCGTCCTGCTATCGTCATTGCAGTGCAACCCTGGGATTTACCCCACTCTTCGGCTGACTTCTGCATGTCAACAATCGTGTCCATGTTTCCGCCCGCCAAGAACACATGTAAAACTTTCTTCATAGGATACACCACAATCTCTGTAACCGCACATGCGTCCTCGCCCGGCCACAGTTGCATCCTGCCCTCAATTATACCAATAGCAACGTCTTTTGCGGTATGTGTTCCGCCGCTGTATTGAAGTGCCGCCTCGATGTAGGGAAGACACCTTTTTAGTTGCTGTACAATTTCTGGAAACTCGCCCGTTTCATCCATTAACCGCTGATCCTCGTTATTGATAACGTCACTGATGGTGATGCCGGTGCAAACGCTGTCGCGGCAAAAGCCTCCAGTGATCCTTTGGTGTGGTCAGATATCGCCCACATCGCTTCAAGGTAGTCGCCTGAGTTCACATTGAACACCGCGCCCTTGGTGATCGGGGTTGTCTGACCGTTTGCCGAAAGCACCGCCCGTGTCGCGCCAAGTGGTACGTCTGTACCATTCAGTTTCGGCCAGAAGTAGAAGGTCAGTGCTGAAGAGCTTGTAGAGTAGACTTGAGCCGTGAATGACAGCCAATACTCGCCGCCTTCGTCAAAGTAGATGCGTGACTCATTCGGTGATGTGCCAATGGTCAGCCCAGAGCCAGTGCCAATCGTGAAGTCGATAGCCTCTGCCGTGTCACTTGCCGCCGCTGTGATGTCGGTGTTGTTGTACAAGAACCCGTACCCGTCAGCCAATACGATCTGTCGCCACTCGCCATTCTTGGATACGACTGGATACTCGCCAGAGCGGTCCCACATCAAGATGCCGTCATCAGACGCTGACTCGCCAGTAGTTAGCTGACGCAGTCGATCCTTTGTCTTGACTAGATAGCTGTTTAAACGCTCTGCCCAGTCAGACCAGAGAGCTCCGTGAGGAGGAGGCGGTATAAGCGGACTCACCTCTTGCCACCCGGCTGTGCGTCGATACGCATTGTGCCAACCCGGAAATCCTGATTACCTGTCGCTTCGACTCGGATTCGTACCTGTCGTCCTGTGAATCGCAGGGATGTTGGGTTGCCTGTTGAGTATGGGCCGTATGTGCGCTCTGTGCCGTTTGGATAGAACCGAGTCTTGAATGATACGTTGACCTCGCCCTGAGTTTCTTCATCGGGGATCAGTTGATTGACCTTCATGACTGTGTCGCCGTTGCCAAGACTGATAGGGCCAGACTCAGCGTATGGTGTGTACTCACCATGGCCAACATTATGCAGTTCATGCTCATAAATTACGCCTGCCGCATCAACCCACTGTGGCTCTGAGAAGACACCTTGATCAGCCCCTGCTGTTCTGTCGATACGACCGATCTCCCAGTGGTTCTCCAGATAGTCGTAAGCCACATAGCTATCGCATTCAATAGAACCCTGTGATGGGTAGAACCACCAGATCTCACCGTACTCGCTGTTATGTAATGCGTAGCACTTGGATCCTTGGTTTGAGTTCATGTTCTCAAACACATAATCCTGAACCTCACATGACATCTGCCGAGCAACCGATCCGTCATACATGTAAAAGGACTCATCGCCCATCCAGAAAGCGCCCTGATCAATAGCAATCAGTGACTTGCGCGAGATTGCCCCACAAGCCGTCCCAACACGCTCAAAGCCATAAACGTATGGCGGGCCTTGGTAAGTCGCTACATGAGCGTCTACGTTCGTTACAACAATGGTTCTGCCACGCATGCGAGCCGCACACATGATCTCTCCACTGGTCTGTAGCTCAATGTCACCCGCCTCGTTTGTTGCCGCAGGAGTCCACAGTGTGTTGTCCTCACGATCACACCAAGCTATCTTCCGAGGCTCGCCGCCTGCCTGAAGCGCAAAGATGAATCTTTCTTCTGTGACTACCAGACCCTTACAGCTTGTTGGGCTGTTGCTGATCTGTGCCGCAGGATTTGATGTGTTGAGTTGCCACTCGTATAACTTCCCATCGGAAGTAGAGCACCCAACAAGGTACTCACCCCAGTTGTCCAGTGACCATGTTGTAGCCTCTTGGAACTGCGATGACCCTTCTCTGCGTACACCAAACAATCCAGTGCCAAAGAACCCCCCACCAAAAGAATAGTTGATGGCCGCGTCTTCATCGCCTGTGGTAAATCCACTTGGGGTGATATCTGTTGCTATGCCTGATGCATTGACGTACACAAGCTCATTGGCTGTGCCTAGCGCAGTGTTTGCACCCTGAGTGTTATCGATCCAAACATGCATCGCCCGTGGAGCCGCTGTGATCAGAGAAGACGCATCTGCCTTTTCACGCCATCCGCCGACAGGACGCATTGAGCCTTGATGCCACCGGATCAGGTTTGCATCACGCCAACGGTTTGATCCCTCGAAATCAGTTCCGACTCGATAAATTCCGGGCGGTAATTTTAATGGGATCAATGACATTGTTTAACCTCACATGGTACTGCGATATACATTATCTCACAGTCAGATCCTGTTATGGGTTATTAGCATCCAAAGCCGCCTGCACAGCCGCCTTTTCCGCATCATCAGCAACTTTCCATGCGTCAATAGCGAACTGAAATGACGCAATATCTTCGATAACTTCATTTGTTGTCATCTTCCCAGTTTCTGGATCTTTATACTCAATTTCTCCAGTAGATCCAGTCCACTGTAATGCATGGATACTTGGTGCAAGCTGAGATCCATCAAGATCTGAATAGAACACTCCATCTATCCCAACCTGCATTAAATCATTTTCTTGATCAATAATAGTTAAACGCATTTTCTGTCTCCTTTAATTTAAATAATACCAACCTGTGGCAATGTATTTATCACAAGTATATACAGGGTTGCCCCTGTGCGTATGTGTCCATGCCGCAGGAAAGAAAACAATCATGCCCTTTTTGGGCTGAACCTTTTTCCCAAGCTCTAAAAACTCAGTTGTTCCCTCACCATCAGGAACATCGCTTAGGTAAATTGTCCAAGTCAAATTCCTAGATGATGAGTTGTTGTCATATGCGTGTTCACAGTGCCATTTATGAAACCCTCCCTTCGGAGGCGTCCTCTGCACCTTGATTGCCCGGCTGTAAAATGTCTGCATACCAAGAGCGGGATACTCCTCGATGTACAGGTTGAGCGCATCATCTAATAGAGAATTTGTTTCTCGTGCCAAGTCAGCCGCATCATTTTCAAACATAAAAGAAAAGTCTTTTCGATTTTCAAGTCCAGAATTTGACTCCTGTCCTCTCCATGCTGACTTTGATGACTCAAGCAAATTAAACCTTTCCACCATGCGATCACAGTAATCTTCACTTGCCGCATTGGGGTAAATGCCGATGAAATCTGGATTCATTGCTGATCTCCTTGATTAACATCAATCAGCTTAATATTGCTGTTCATCTCTGCCGCAACTTTCAATAAATTCTGTGAGGATGCATTTGCCTTTACCATTTCGTTCCTAAAAGACTCGACTGCCGCGCCCGTCTGCCTTGCTTGTGCCGCATTTTCAACCAACAGCATCGGAAGCCATGCGATACCGCAACTATACTCATCCACTTCCTTTCCAGAGTTTGGGTCTGTGCCACGCATTTGTACGAACCAAGCGCACTCCAATTGTTTGCATGGCTCAAACCCATTTAAAGGACAGTTGTCCTTAACCTTTAGTTCCATAGCTCACCCCCGATTTATGGAAAATTATTTAATCTTTAGCCGCAATAATTAGGTCAACATACTGGACGTTGATGGCCGCAGTCGATGACGACAATGAAGCCGCCAAGTTACCAGTTCCTGGCGTACCATTTAATGTACCTGACAAGTTATGATTGGCCCCGTGATTGTGCGCTCCGCTACCGCCACTTGCTTGAGTGTTACCCGCAGATGCGTTTGGTGCCCCGCCTTGTTCAATTGACGCTCCGCCACTCTGGTTGTTACCCCGTAGGCCGTGTGTGTGTGATGGTATCTGGTTGATGCTCAAAGTGGTATTTGAGACAGCGATGTTACCGCTGACACTGACCGCCAAGTTTCCGGCACTTAGATCACCTGCCAATCCAACTGTACCAGTGACTGAAGGTGTCCCAAACGCTGTCGTAAACGCTGATGAGCCGCCAGAACTTACTGTTCCAGAAACTACGCGCAATGCTTTGTCGTTATGCGTGGTCTGCTTTGTCCATCCAGTTGGAGCCGCCGTCTGTTGGAACAGCATCAACGTGCCTTGAGGGAAAGCCGCCAAGCCTGTCAGAGCAGAACCGTCAATCGCAGGAAGCGCACCGGAAAGCGTTGATGATGCAACCGTACCACTGGTGATGTTGATCCCAGTGACAGCCGTTGTCCCATCAAGCAGATCATCGATGGCATCGAGATTCGTATTTAATTTTTCTCCCCATGAATCCTCTGACGCACCGACTTCGGGCTTTGTTAGACCATAGGTAGTAGTCGTTG